AATGGACTACAGACTGGCTACCGGCTGCGTTATTACGGGCCGGTATCCGTGGAGTTACCCGTAGCTATGGTGGCGAGTTGTCATCATCAGCATAGACGCGCACGTCGTAGTTAATCGCTGTGACGTTGCACCCATTCCCGCTAGGCGATACCTCGGTGATCAACGCCGGATAGTTCCAGCGGATCAATGGGCCGAAGTAGATGTGTGGCGGCTCAATCGTCCACGAAAGATCCGGCGTAAAGTCGGGTTGCTCGGCAATCGAAAGCCGATAGTCGTCAATCCTTGTGGCGGTAAACGGGCCGGATAGCGTGCCATCTGGTCTGCGCAACCCAACAACATGCACGCCACCAGCAGACCAGTCTAGCGGCTCGCTTGAGCGCAATACAGCGCCAGCACCCATCACCGCGTATTCTTCAAGAATTGCGCTTTGTCCGTACCCTGGCACGTCATCCAGCAGCGGAACATAAGACAAGTATCCACTGTTCATCGCGTCAAGCTCAGTGCTGAACGTATAACCCCACCGACGATACCGCTGCGCCCGGCGCTTGCGCATACCGATCCGCCATGCGCGGGTTTCATCGGTCACGCCTGCAATGCGCATTTTCTCGACTCGTGCGCCAGCATCTCCAGGCAACCGACACTCGACAGTCGTCCACTGGCGGTTCACTGCATCGAAGTATTCCACGTCAACGCCGTCAAAGTCGTCAACGTCAGTCGAGGAGAACTGGCGCACCAATGGCGAAGTCATGTTCTGCGGGCTGTATGCCTGTTCAAAGACCGTGCGCGGCTCGTCACGCACGGGTTTGATCAAGCCCCGGTCAATGGTCAACTCAGCAAACCCAGCAGCCAGAGCGTCGTTAATAGCGTCTTTGACGGTTGTCCGGTCGTTAATCGCGTCGTCATAGTAGTCGCCGCGTGCGTCCCAAATATCGCCAAGGCGGTGCAGTTCGGCCAGGTTAATGTCGTCATCTGTATATCCGACAGACTTTGCGATATAGGCAACCCACGGCGCGATGCTGCGGGTCGCCATTGGCGCGCTCCACGTTGATCCGTTCCAGAGCGGTAACTTTCTGGTCGCGCGCACCGAAACCAAAGACTCAGATTGAGCGGCAATGCGATCGCCGGTCACGATCCTAAGCGCGATAGTTGTAAAGTCCGGGTAACTGGTCGGCGCGGCCAGGTTGGCGCGCAGGCCGTACCATTGGATTGTGTCTTGCACGTTGGTCTTTGTTGATTTCGCGCCGATACGACGCACGCGAACTTCTGGCTGATAGTAGGATGCAAGGTCAATGGTTTCAGTAAACCCGATTTGGTTAAGGGTGGCCTGCGTGTATGTTTTTATTACGCTTGTCCATGCTCCGGCAGTTGCGTAGTTCCGATATTGTATCTCTGCGGTTACTGTCCAGTTTCCAGTCTTTCCGCTATCGGCATATACCCGCACCAGCCCATTTGGAAACATCAAGTCTACTTCGATCTTGTTTGTAACCTCGCCGGCAGGGCACGCGACGAATGGGCCGAGCCAGTCGCCCTCAGTGCTGCTTTCGTCGAGCACGATTGAGACGGCAGAGGATGTAAGCGCGGCAAACCCGATCCACGCGGAATCCGTAGCCCCCGTATCATCTAAGCGCTCAAGGCTAATTGTCGATGAGCTGGCCGCCGTTATCCGGTAGCGCAGTCCGCGCCAGCCAATGCACATGTTTAGGGTGCCGAGCGTTAGCGCAGTAGCTGGGGCGCCGCCCTCATAGTTAAGCGTCATTGTCCCGCTAACGCCGGGGGTTATAGTGTCAACGATATACAGGCCGGCATTAGGCCCTGCGATCTCGATCAGGTCGCCAGGCGCAAAACCAAGTTGATCCATGTCCCCGGTGATAATGTCGCGCAGCCCTGCGCCGCCATCGGTCACAGTGTACGGATAGCGTACGTCTATTTCGGCGATCATGCCTGACGCCCAGCCGGCAGGGAAAGACCCGGCGCCCGACGGGATGGTCACGACGAAAGCCAGGAAAGAATACTCAGACGCAGACGCAACTGGATCGACCGCGGTAGTCGTGACAAGCGTCATGCCGGCAGTCCCGTTAGATGTTGCGCCGACCTCGTCGCTACTGTGCCACCACTGCGAAGCCGAGTTACCGCTAACGTCAGCGCCGGGCGGATAGATATTAAGCTCAGCGTCTGCGCCAAGCGATATGACTGGCGTGTTTCCGATCAGGACGCCAGACAGCGGAATATCGTATTCCCCAACGCCAAGGCACAAGAATAGTTCAATAACTTGCTCGCGTGGCGCAGCAAAGAATCGGTGAGTCGGCAGCAGGTAATCAGGGTATACGGGGTAGTTGCCTGATACCTCGCGCACTGGGCTGTTTAGTTTTGCACTATTACCCTTTACCGCAGACTCTGATAAGCGCTCTCCAGACTGGGCGCCCTTGTTGCTCATGGTTGGGATTTTCGGCATGAATAGGCCGGTCACGAACTTCATCGCGGCGACAGCTTGGACGGCGAAGAAAACTGTTTCAAGCCCCTTAGCCTGCGGATAAATCCGCACTGTATCCTCTTGGCGGAATACAGTCAGCGGCCACTCGCTAGGCGGCACAGTGCAACCGTTAATAGTCACGGTGATTGGTGGCGATTCGCGTCGTTCGTATTTCTGCACACTGGCCGATAACCAGTCCTCGACGGTTTGCACCGTGAAGGTTTCGTGACGCTCTAGCGGCTCGCCTTCAAGTTGGCTCGGAAAAATTAGGACTGTCACGGTAGTAGACCACCTTAAAGAATGGCGCCTCAAAGGCGGGTATGCGCTGCCATCGACAGCCTGACTTTGCGCTGGTATCCAGCACCGCTAGACGGCCTTCCAATTCTACCACCACGCCGACGTGTAGCATTAGGCGACCAGTAAAAACCATCGCCACGGCGCCGACCTCCGGTTCGCATTCCTCCAGCTCTTTGGCCTGTTCGCGGTAAGCCTCGGTAAAGGCGCGTGGCATGGTGTTTCTGATATGACCCCAGGAAGGCAGCAGGCGCTTGCCGTAGACCTTGTGACGCACTTCTCTGGCCAAACCCCAGCAGTCGAACGACCCTGACTCGCCGCGCGCACCATCAACGTATGACGACTGCAAGTATCCGTTAATCCATGAATCGATCACAGGTACTTCAATCCGGGCGCATTCTTGGTCGTATACAGCAGCCTAGGCCATGCGACATTGATCAGGTCAAAGAAACCGGCGCTTAACTGCACGGCAAGCTGTTCAATCGACCCATTCTGCACAGTCATGCGATACGGCGCCTCCGCTGGCGTGGTTAGGTCGCTCAACAGATAAGTGCGCAGCGTTGCCGATACACGGGCCTCGGCGGTCATAGCCTCGTCAATTGTCGCCTGAGCTTCACCGTTCACGTTGTCGATGGCTATGGTGATGTTCTGAGCGCCTCGGCTATCCTTTTTAGGCAGCGCTGCGTCGAGGGCTGCTGCGATGAAGGTAAGCGTCCGCGCGTCCTCAGTTCCGCAGGTTCGGTCTGTGAATCCGTTACATATCAAAATAGGCGCCGTCCACGCTGGACAAGTCAGCTCCAGCGCGAACAGGCGGACGTCAGTCCCGCCGCTCGCGTAGAAGGTGTCGAGGATGGTCACTTTTCTGCTACCACGAACGAACAAGAAACCTCGGCAGCGGTTGATACAACTACCGAAGCGCTACCATTATCCCCCACGCTAACCGTGGAGCCAATATCGGCGCCAACCGTGGTATTTAAGAGCAGGGAAGGTCGCAGGTTTAGCGCTACCGGCGCGAACTTTGCCGGAACCGCTACGATAGGGAAAACCCCTGTACCGATTGTGCCACCGCCGGTAGCAGTTACCCCGAGGCTGTAAGCGTAGCCGCTTGAGGTGCGTTTGATCGTTGACACCGAACCGGCTTTATTCTTGAACGTACCCTGAAGCTTTAGCGGGTACGGCAGATCGTTTAGCAGCGCCATCTGACGCGACGTGATGCCAAGCCCCAGCGCCTCTGCTATCTGCGCGAAAATCAACTCATTGCCCTTGTAGTTAGGGTGGGCGTTGTCCGCGAACAGTTTAAGCGGGTCGACCAATTCAGTTGCGACAGGCGTGGTGTCGACAACAATTCGGCCATCCGGGAAAAACTTATCCGGAAACGGAATATAAATACCGTTCGTTTCCTCGGCAATCCTACGCAGCTGAGTGCGAACGCGCGAACTCTTTGGCCAGTACCAACAGAAGTCAGGAACAACCACCAGGCACTGGTTGATATTCGCGTATTCAATAACCCACTCGACGCGCTGCAAATAGTTCGCGTAATAGGTGTCGTCAGTTTCGGCAAATCGGTCGTTGTAACCCAGAGCCATAATCAGACACGCGCAGTTGGTGGCATTGATAATGCCTTGCTCGGTCATTGCCTCAAGCTGTCGCCCACTGACAGACCAGTTGCAGACGTTCATCAGCAAGTGATGCTCTTCGGGGCCACCATCACCTTTGCGGTACTGGATAACGCTCTGTAGTTCAGTCGGGCTGGTGTCGGCCTTCGTCAGACGCACGGTGCACTCCCCGGTACCATCGTCTGTAAGACTGATTGCGTGTATTTTGTTATAGAGCAAGGTCGCGTTCGCGGTGTTGAGTGCAGGGGCAGCCACGCCGTTAACCGTTACGTTGAACGTGCCACCGCCAGGGCGGCCAACATAGTATATGAGCCCAACGGCATTAATAGCCGGGATCACAATTTCTACGTATGCGCCGCTCGCGCTAGACGACACAGTCTTGCCGTTGACGGCATCGCCTGCAGCGGCGCCGACATTTCCAACTGGGAAGTCGTACGGCGCAGGGCTTGCGGTTCTTGGGCCCCAGTCACCAGTCCACGTTACGGCGTGCAATTGGTCTGTGTTGTAGACAGGGACCACGTTATACAGAGAGTCCGTCGGCATGGCGCCGATATTGCGGGCGCCAAACTGGTGGTTAATCGCCTTGCTCAGCAGATTAGGCCAGCCATTCGTGTGGGCGTTCCCGAAGTAAGCCCCGGCGCTGATCGAATCGCCCAAGACAACAACGCCTTGCCCAAGCCCGAGCACCTTATTTGCCCGCGACATAAGCGGCTGAGCGCGGTTTACCGGGGGGAGATTGTCAATGCGGGCGCCAAGGGATGCGTCAGCGGATTCCAGTGCGTCAAGGGCGGTCTCAACAGTACCAGCTCCACGTCCGACAATGGTTGAGCCGGTAGGGTCCGCCAGGTCGTCGCGCAAGATTGCGTCACCGACGCTGCGGAAGTTAGCGATCTCCCCCGCGCCGACGCCCGTGGTCGTATACGGTAACGTGATGGACGGGCCAGGGGCGTAGAACTCGCCCATGTAGCTAAAAACCTGTGCATTAGTCGTGAACACCAACCCGGCAGCATACGGGCCCAGCACTTGGTATTTTGCGGCGTTACGGATGCCTTGCAAAGACTGGCGCGGTACGCCGAATCGGTCTGGATAGGCGTCAAGCAGTCCGGCAGAGAAATTATCAAATGCCTCCGCGTTGTCATATAGGTCGCGGACGTCTACCGAGCCAACTGGATTATTCGTTTGATATGTCATGCGCTCGGCCATTCCCTATTGATTGCGTAGTCAAAAATATCTGCCATCAGTATATATCCCGGCATGATTATTGCCCAGTCATCTTCTATCAGTGGACGCTCACGAATCTCTAGCGTTGCGGTAACTTGCCATTTGTCGAAAGCAGCAAGCGTCGGCCCCTGATACATGCCAGCAAAACGACACTGATAAACGCCGTCAACGCCTAGCGGGGTCTGTAGGATCATATCGAACCAGTTCGCCCCATCACCTGCGCCGCCAGCGTCACGGAACCACCCCTCGAACAACGCGCACTCGCCCGGCGAAGTGAAAAACCACGTCACCGAAACCGAGCTAGGAACATTCGTAAACGTGCGCCGCTGCCGCGCTCGACCAGACTGCATCTCGGTACGGATGAATGGCGATACATGCTGCAAGCCATAGCCAGACTGGAGCGGGCGCGGCAATTCTGGTGGAAAGATAGGCATTATTTGCCGCTCCTTTTAAGGCCGAAAGCGTTCTGCAATGCTCTGGCGCGCGGGCCGTCGCCGTAGATGTCGGATACGAACACATCAACCGACTGCGAACCGTCCGCGTTCTGCTTGGTTTCTTGGGTGCCGGCTTTTTCGTTAGACTGGATCACGTTAACAGTCACGCCAGATCCGCCAGCTGATTGGCCTTTGGTGTGGTCGATGATCGTTTCGTTCGGGTGAACCATGGCCATAAACCCGCCCTTGCCATCCATGCCGCCCGAGCGCGAACCAGTGCCGGTGAATCCGCCGCCCTCAAACGAAAGCAGGCCGATCATTGCCGGGATTGCCGAGGCCATGCTTGCAAGGCCGCTAGCAGCCGCGCCACCGAACGATGCAATGGAGGCAGCAGCAGCAGCAGGTGTCCACGCCGCCGCAGTAGCAGCGCCAGCTGCAACGCTTGTAGCGGTCGCCGCTGTTTGTGCGGCTTGACCCATGATGATGGACTTAACCTGAGTAATACCCATCTCGACCAGTGCGCCTACCGCTTCGTTAAGGATTGCGCTGGCGAGTTGCTGCACGGCTTCTTGGCTGTTGCTGGCGCCTGTGAGGATGCCAACAAACGCATCCGTGGCGCCTTGCTGCAACTGGTCAAGCGATGCCATTAGCAGCTCGTTGCCGTAAGACTGCGCGCGGAAATTCTCCTCCTGGAGAATCATCATCTGTTCTGCGTGCGCGCGTTCGGCCTGGCCTTTTAGGTCGAGGTAGCGTGAATCCTCGATCAGCTTGGCGGCATTCAGTAGGCGCAGCTCTTCAAGTTCTTTGGCGTGCTCTTGCTGTGCGCCAACCATTGGGTCTGCTGAGCCTAAGCGCTGCTGTTGCTGGTCGCGGAATGCTTGCGATGCTTCGGCTTGTTTTACTGCGTCGGCTTGGGCTTTTAGCAGCTCGGTGGTGGCTGCTTTTTCGGCTTTTAGCGCTTCCCGCTTTTCCTCTGACGCTTTCTTTGCCGCCAGCTTTGCCGCTGTTTCGCGCTCTGCCTCGGCAGTTGCCGTTACTGTCGCAGTGGTCAGGCCGGTAGTCGTTGTGGTCTGTTCTTTTTGCAGCAGAATGAGGTCTTCTGCGAGTGCTTTTTGGCGCTCGGCTTCGAAGTCCATTTCCTCGGTTAGCTGTATCTTGGTTCGTGTAAGCGCTAGCTCTTGCTCAAGCCCGCGCCGCAGCTCACCGCCAGCGTTCCTTTCTCTGTCGGTAGCGGCCTTTCTTTCTAGGTCGGCAAGCTCTTCCATAAGTCTCGGAAGGTCGCCGATAGCGGCCCCGCTAAATGCCGCCGCCAACTCCTGCGCCGCCCATGTAGTAAACGCCGTAAGCTTCGGAAGCGCATTAGCAACGGCTGTAGTTACCTGAAAGATTCCGCCGACAATCTGCCCGAACGCCATCTGCACTTGAGGATCACTAAGCGCCTTAGTCAGCGACTCGACGCCTTCTTTGGCGTCTTTCAGATTACCGCCATCACCCTCAAGCAAATCACCGAACGCATTCTGCAATGCGGTCACGGCGCCGCCGAACGTATCGCGCGCAGCTTTTGCAGATCCGCCGAACTGGGTTTCCAGCTCTGCAAGGATTACAGTCTGCGCCTCTGCTAGCCGGCCAGTCTCGACCAGCGCGGTAATCATCTGCTGCTGGTCTTCGCTAAACTGGACGCCAGACTTGCCGAGCATGGCAACGCCCTTGATTGGGTCGTTTAACGCCTTGCCGACCTGCACTGCCGCGCCTTTAAGGTCGCCGCCCATCTTGGTTGCGAGGTCAAGAATTGCCTCGGTAGCGCGCGGTACAACGTCGCCACCAATCTTGGTGAAGGTCAGTAGCTGCGACTGCATCGAGATGATTGCATCGTCGCCAAAGGTCGTGACGGCCTGCAATCCTTTTGCCATCGCAACCATTTGATCAGACGACAGGCCAGCAGCGCCGGCAGTCGATTTGATCGTGGCGTTAAGCTGAGCCAGAGCGCTTTCTGATTCGATGGTGTTGCGAATGACGGCCTGAAAGAACACGCCGCCAGCCAAGGCAGCAGCAAGGCCGCCAATGACCTTGCCGAACTCCTTGGATGCCGTCGATAGCTTGTCTACCGACTTTTCCGCCTTGCCGGCAGCCGGAACCATCTTATCCAGCGCGGTAGTGGCGCTAGTTGCGTCCCTTGCGTCAACGCTGATCTTTAGTGATGCAATCTCGGTCATCGTTAACGCCTCTTGCGCAATGCGACTCTAACTTGGTCTGCCACTTTGTCGCGGTCAAAATCTAGCGGCTGATACGGTGCGCGCTCGCTGCTATCGGTGAACTCTGCGACTGCCGATGAATATGCCTTGCTTGTGGCTATCATGGCCTGAGCTTCCCACGAATTTATCGGCGTCCCAGTCAGCGCTTGCCATGCCTCCAGATCGCGCCAACCTAGATCAGCGAGGCCGCATTCCAGCAGCATATCCATCAAGTACTTCGCGCCTTTCAGTGGCGGGAGCTGGGCATTCTCGCCAAGCTCCTTGCCTCTGCTGTTCTTTGCTTTTGGCCGCTTAGTGTGTAGCCAGCCCAGTTGCCGCGCGTATAACTTCGCAGCCTCTAGGCTTTCTGCAAAAAATTGACGCGCCGCATAACGAAAACGTCAACCTGGTCACGAATCCATGGGTAGTTCGTCAGCAGCTTTACCGGGTCGGCAATGTCTTTGCCGTCTTCTTTCAGGCCGTGAATCTCTGCGACCAGTTTCGCCAGGCGCTCGGTTGCCTTGGTGTAGACGGTTTCAGCGTCTGCGGTTTTGTCCGCCGGCTCGCGGGCCGCCTCAGTCATCACGGCGCGGTACTGTTTCGAGTCGCTGCCGAACACCATCAAGTAAGCGTCAGGAATTACCTCAAACGTCACCGGGTGCTTTAGTTCAAGCTTAGCGCTCTGTGCCGGGGACAAGCCTTTAAGATCCATCGTACAACTCCAATAAGCAGCCCCCAGCGATGGGGGCTTGTGGTTTAGATCAGCGCGAAAGTCGCGGTGACAGTCACGTTGCCCATTACGCCGATGTCTTGGCGCGGGTTGTCCAGCTTGCCGTCGCTCCACGATACGAACTTGTAGAGGTTGGCAGGCACAGCAGCAACTGCGGTGCCGTTGGTGCCAAGCGGGATAACTTGCGGGCTTGCACCGATCAGCGAGCCGTTCGCGCCTGCGGTGTAGGTCAGGGTAACGGTCGAAACGCCAGGGCCGGCAATCGACACAACGTCGCGGTAGTCACGGCGGAAAGTGACGGTGCGCATGCGGACGGTGTTGGAGTCGCCACCTTCGCCAGCGTTGCCAGTGACAAGCGCCTGGAAGTAGTCAATCTCGCCGTTGTTGTAGACCACCTTGAAGGCGTATTGATTGTCCGAAAGCAGGGCCGCTTTAAGCAAAATCTGACCGGCGTCATTCCGATCAACCACGACTTCCATGGTTTCTTCGGGCTGGTCGCTGGTGCCTTTCAGGTGGACGGTGGCGCGCCGACCAAGGACGGTATAGGAAACGTCCTCAAAAGTGGTGCCGCCATCGCCGGGGGCGCTGGAGACTTCACCAACGCTGGTATAGGTAAGCGCGGCAAAGCCGGCCTCGTCGTAGGTTACGGGCACGCCAGCTGAGATGCTGATTTGCGTACCCGCGAAAGTTACTGCGTCTGCCATGATGGTGATCCTCTAGCGCTAGTGAGTGCATGCATATGCTGTGCCAGTTTAACCCGATAGCAAAATGCGTGCCATAGCTAAAAGATAGGCAATAAAAAGCCCCAGTGTTTTAGGCTGGGGCTTAGTTGGTGGCCGGCGCTGATCTCGGCTTTGAGGCAATAGGCGTGGTTGGGACGACGCCTCGTTTTAATGTCACCCGTGCAGACTAACCAAACCCTAATCTCGTCTGCTACACCCGGCGCCGTTTCGCTACCCCCAGGGAACTCTCGCTCTCACGATTCGCGCATCAGCCTGCGCATTCACCAGGCGCAACTATACCGCCACAAACGACCGATAAGCAATACTCACCGCCACCCGATACCACCCATCCACCGGGCCAAGGTTAGCGACTGACACCGTGCCAAGCTCAACGCCAGACAACACAGTCCCGCGCCTGAAGTGCGCCCGGATTGCGTCGGCCTTAGCCTGCGCACCGCCCGCGCCTGAGTTGATCGGGTAATTCAGATCAATCTGAAATACGCCGGCCATCTCGTCAGAGTCGCGGATTGATAGCGGCGCAGTGGTTGCTGGAATCACGAATACTGACGCCCATGCCGTGCTAGCGGTAGGCTTGGTAAACGTGGCGTTCGGATATGCCGTCAGCGCATCAGTGAAGAACGCGCCGGATCGGTAGCGGGCGATTAGTGCGGATGGGGTGGAGTTGAATGACATTAGACTTTATTCTCCGCGACTGCCTTTCTGATGTTGGCCTGAATTCGCGCGGCGTTTTTTCTAACCATCCCCGCCGGGGATTGTTTAGACCAGGCCAAGAATTCCAGGCGATATATGTAGGGTAGGTTGTTGCTTAGGTAAATCACCTTGCCCATCCCGAAACTATCAATAATTCGGTCAACGGCTTTAATTGCTTCTGCGGTTTTAGGGCCATCGCCATTTGGTGCTGGCGTTTCTGTTTTTGACTCGTCTCCACCAGAAATAACACCAGTTTCAGGCGTTCCAATGCTGGCCTGCCAGTTACCGCGCGCGCGCCCTGTGTCGGCTGGGGTGTCCCTGATAACCCCGGAGAATAGCTCCAGCGCAATAGCTCGACCAGTCTGGTCAAGGCTGGCATTTGTCAGCTTAGCGAATCGCTCGAAGTCCTTGGCGAAGCTCACTACTTACGCCCCTGCAACTCATACAACAGCGGAGTCCCAGCCGGATTCAGCGCCTTAACCGTCTGCACCACATACACAGTCGCGCCGTCGATAATCTGCGCGCCGGCAGTTGGCTCGGGAGCGGCGCCAACTGACACAAGGATTTTCTTGTCATCGGTCTGTACGAGTGTGCCTGATTCGGTGACGCGGCCTTGATAGTTACCGATAACGCCGCTGACAGCGTGGTCGGCGTATGTCGGGACGTTAGCCTGCGTTGCCGGATCGTAAGCGGCTCCGGTCTGAATCCGCAAGGTTAACGGCTTGCCGAACTGAGCCAGCAAGCGGGTGGCGGTTGATTGGAGGCCGCTGTAGAAGTCAGACACGCCGCACCTCAAAGTTAATTCCGCCGCCAGCCTTCATAAGCGGTTTCAGCAGGCCCATGGCTGCTGTGAACACAGGCTGCGTATTGTTCGCGCCTTCTGCGTACTTCACCGTCACAACGTCAACGGTTTCCTCGATAACGCTGCCTTTGCTGCCTGCTGATACGGTTGGCAACAACGCAACGCCCGAGTCAACATCAAGCGCAAGCCGGCACTGCGCATCTTTCAGGCTCTGCGGAATAGCGTCATCAGCAAGCGCGGTGCCGTACACATAGACGCCAGTGCGCGGCCATGCGAGCGGCTGTGTAGGACTGGTGCGCTCGCCCTGCCAGCGGTCTTCTAGGGTGGCGAGGTAGTCCATGGCGAGCAGCAGCAAGACCGACGGATTACTGTCAACGATCACGATCCCGCGATCATTGGCATAAGCGCCAAGCTCGCCTTCTGTTGCGTAGGTATTTGTGCCGACTATCAGAGCCATTTCCAGAGCCTCAATTTAACTATGCAAATGATATGCCAGATAACCGCACAAGGCAAAAGAAAGCCCGCACATGGCGGGCGATGGTTATTACTTCTCAGCCTTGCGCACGTATGGGCGCTTTTCTGGCTCAGGCTGCATCACTGGCTCATAGCCAGCAGGCGCGAATCGAATGTCAATAATCTTGTAACCAGCTTGGCGCAGCTGCTCCTCACGGCCTTCTGGCATTGGGTGCTTTTCGTAGGCGATCTTTTGCATGTTCAATCCCTCAGATAGTAAAAAGGGCGACCTAAGCCGCCCCTTCTATTTTACGTCAAGTTACGCCTTGGCTTGGTCGCCGATAGTAATCACACCAGCGGTGTGCTTAATGTCGGTGGCTACCTTATCCCAATTCGAGCCGGTGGCCAGCTCAGCATCGGTTGGCGACTTGCCGCCGTTGGCTTCATCCCAAGTGTAACCCTTCAAGCCGAGACCAAAGGTGTAGTCAACCTGCATGGTTGTCTCAATGCGGGTCTGGCCGTTTTTGGTTTCGATGTTGCTGATCAGATCAGCGCCATCGGAAACGATTGCGGCATCCGGTGCCAGGGACAGAACAAAGTCCTTGTTCGGGGTGCCAGCCAGATACAGGCCCGGGGCATCGGTAACAATCACCGCTTTACCGAGGATGTCCACAACGCGCACGCCCTGAGCCTGGAACAGCTGCGGGGTGTTGGTCAGGTTGGCGCCGATCAGCTTGTGGTAAACCGCGCCGGTCATAATCTGAGCAACCAGATCACCGGAGCGATCACCGAACTTAGCGTGAGCGCCGTTCATCGAGCCGTAGTTGATGCCAGCAGTGGCAGACACGTCGTTGGTGGCAGCAGCCTGGTTAGAGATTGCGGCGACCAGTGCGGCGATGGCGGTATTGAGCTGATCTTTCATCAGCGCTTCAGCGAAGTTCTTGCTAGCCACTTCAATGCCGGTGGCGGTTGGTTTTTCCAGCCAAGTCATCTGGGATGGCTCATAGCGGATCGGGCCGAAACCGCCAGCCACTTTGACCGAGCTGTGCTTGAGCTGGGTCAGGTCGGTGGCTGCGGCGGACGCTTGTGCGGCGTAACGATCAACGCGGCGCTGGGCCGAGTGGATGGCTGCGAAGAACGATTCCTGCAAGAAGTCGCCGGTAAAGCCTTCGGTGGTCAGTCGAATTGCACCATTGGACGCGCCATTGAACTTCTCGACCACCTGGCCGAGAGTCTCGATGGTGGCCGGCATGATGTATTCGTTGAATACTTGCATTTGCGAAAGGGACATAGTGTGTTACCTCAATTGGCTGGTAGGTTAAAGCGTTTTGCGATGGCCGCTTGGCGTTCTGATTTAGATCCGCCCATGTTTCCAACTGCGGCACCGCCGCTTGTCTTGCTACCGGGAGCACCGCCGCCCGAGGATTGGTTGCCTTTGCGCAGGGCTTCAAAGTCGCCCGTTGCAAACATTTCTTTGATCACGTCATCAGCGGACTTGCCGCCCTTGCCGATAACGCCTGCTTCGCTGTATTCCAGCTGGTCACGGATAAACCGCGCCATGATCTTTGCATTGGCCGGGCTGTTCGCCTCAGTCAGTGCGGCTTGCATCGCGGCACTATCAAGCGCCTGATTTGCAATGCTGCCTTTAAGCTCAACCAAGGCCTTGCGCTCAGTTTCCGCTTCTGCCTTGTACCGCTCGGCAAGGGTCTTGTATTCGCCTTGCTCGTGCTGCCGTGCAATCTCTGCGTCCTGCTGGGCCTTCTCCAGTTCTGCCGCTTTCTGCTTTGCCGTCTTGGTTTCTTCCAGCAGCTTTGAATGATGCCCTTTAAGGCGCTCGTTCTCGGCTAGCAGTGCTGCCACGTCAACTTCTGGTGTCGGGTCTTGCGATACTGGGTCAGTCACGGACTGTATTCCTTGGTTAATGGGCCACTGGCCGGTTATGCAAATGGTATGCCAAGTTTATAACGCTTGCAACTATTCCAGCGTTATACCTTCCCGCGCCCGCAACTCGTCAAGCGTGTAAACCTTGCCGGCATCATCGGTGAATTTATCAAGCGACACCTCGCCAGACCGGAATAACTGAGCACGCTCAGGCCCGAGCACTTCATTCTGGAATTCTGCCGGCTGCTGCTTTAGCCATGAGTTGTATGTCGTCTGCGCCGATACCGGGCCTTGATAGCTCGCACGGGTAGCGCCTTCGCGTAGCGCTGCAAAGCGATCATCCACAACCGGCACGCGAACGGATCGGCAGTTGTAGTGCATCGGCGGTTGCGGGCCTTCGCCAACTCGGTAAATCTTTCCGTCAAGTGACGCGCAGGTAATCGTGGTGCGCCCGTCGAGAACAGCGGAAAACTCTTCGCCCTTCAATACGTCGGCGTTTTGCTTGTACACCTCATTGCGTGCCGCGCTGCCTGTCGCATTCGCAGCAGTGCGCACAACCGCCTCCGCCTGCGCCCTAGTCCTTGTATTAACCAGGCTCATCACATTGCGCGTGATCTCAGCATTCGTCGCGCCAGCAGTGATCCCAGCTTGCACGGTCGTCATCACTTCGCGCGATACGCCACTAGCGAATGTGTCGAAGATCCCCGAAAACGTGGTGTTAATCGTCTTCTGCCCACTGATCAACTTCATCGGGGCGGACGTAACAGCAGCACCAAGCGCAACAGACGAAACGCCGGCAAGCTCAACCGTGACTGCGCCTTGCAACAGCTTCTGCGTGAATCCAGCCTCATAGACGGCAAACTCTGTCATGTTGGCCGTCATCAACTCTTCCAGCTCGACACCAGCAGCCGACGTAATGGCCATGATGTCGATTTGCAGCGCGATAAGCCGAGCCGTCTGGAAGTCCGTCAAGTCCTGGCGCTGTAATGCGGCGCGAATCTCTTTGGCCATCTGCTTGAGGATTGGCAGCGATTCTTTGACTTGTTGGCCGGCGAATCGCTGTAAAAACACCATGTGCCTTGTGAGGCGGTCGGTGATAAAGCCATTTGCACTCATACAACAGGCGCCAACGGCTCAACGTCGCCCAGCTCACTGTCCAACTCTTCGTCGGTACGGTTCTGCGCAATCAAGCCGCCACCTCGCAGCTTGGAGCGCACGTCTTGCACCGCGATCACTTGACGGTCAAGCAATTGGATCATTGCCATGATGGTCTGTGCGTCGAGGTTGTCCGGGTAGAATTGCTGATTCAGTTGGTACTTCACGGAGTCGGGGTTGCCGCCCATGAATCGCGCCATGTCTTCAAGTGCGGCCTCTAGACCTTCGCTGACGTTGCCGACCGCGGTAGACAGCGAACTGGCTTTACCGCTAGCGTCAATGCGCGCGGCCTCTGCGGTTTCGTTGCTGGTCGCGTCAGTGATTAGGTGCGCGCCTACTGCGATCATCTGGCTTTCGAGGGTGCGCAGTTTTTCTTCTACTGCGCTGGCGGGGTTTAGCTGCAACAGGTTCGCCGCGCCAGAGTCGCCAAGGAATAGACCTTGATCCGCGCCTACTGTGATGCCTTGCGGGTTAGCCTCTTTCCATTGCTCATTGCTCATGGTGGAGCTGATAACCAGCGTGCCGCCCGAGTGGATATGCAGGTTCTTAGCCGAGTCCGCAGACATCTGATAATGCGCAGTATTCAAGTCAACGATGCCGCTGATTAGCGCCTGATCGACCTCGGGGCTGTTAGTGGTCGCGCCGATAATGTGAAACGGAATGTGATCCCAAGCCGCGCCGTTAGACTGGCGAGGCGTGATCACTTCGCCAATCTGCTCTTCTTTCTCGTTGTAGACGGTTTGGGTGTAGACGCCATTCTCAAGTTTCAGGACGCGATAACGCTTTTCATATTCCAGCGCATAGTCGTCTTTCTCGACCTCGGCAACCTCGCATAGCTTGACCATCACAAGACGCAACACCCCGCCGATATTGCGCAGGCGCCAGTTGTCGATTGACTCGGTGCGATAGATCGTCATGCGCGCAGACAGGCCCATCATGGCGACCTGCTCGGCGGACAGTCCAGGCTCAGCAGAGGGGTAGTCAACCAGCAAGCCAAGGCGGCCAACCTCGATAACCTCGGCAAGCGCCTGCTTGGCCATCTGATCAAGTGACAATCCTGCGCCGTCTGCGTTCTCGGTGGCGTATTCGATTTCTGGTGGTAGCTCGACCTCAGGCGCTCGACGCATCACCATCCCAATCAAGCCCTGCTGCGTATAACCGCTGACAGGCATCCACGTCGCGCGCAAAAGGTAGCGGGCATAACGTGCGCGCGCTTCGTTGCTGCGATCCGCCGCCGAGTCGTCAGGCAAGAAGTCAGTGGTCGCGCGCTTAACCTCGTCTTGGCCACGGCATGCCGCTCTATTAATCGACCATCTTGCGCACTGGTCGGCGTATTGTGGGTGCGTAGAGGTGATCGGCATGTTCTGGCCCTGGCGTTATTCGTGCAAGGATTATGCCATAAAAAACGATAGCGGTAAAAAAGCCGGCGTGATGGCCGGCTTGGGTGTTAGGGTTTGCGGTAGCCTGCGCTGTAGAGGGATTCGCAGTCGAGTCGCGTGCTCGTTGATCCTGGGTATGGGCACGCCTTGACCATCGCATCTACTGCCGCCTCCCGCTCATCCGCCGCGATTTGCTCGGGGGTGCGGATTGGGCGGAATTGCGAAACCCATACAAGCTTATCGCGGCCATCACCGATTAACATTGCTGCTGCGATTCTCGGGCCGTCTTTCTTGTGATAAATCACCTCTGCCTCATGCCATATCTGGCGGCCATCATCATATTCAACCTCACACACCACCCCAACCGGCGGCAGACCTTCGCCTGACCATGATGGGGTGGTTGCTTTGTGCTCTGCTCCTATGTAGTCCATCACTAGCGCGCAGTAAATTATCAAGCCAAGGCAGCCGATCACCACCGAGATCATGCCTAGCACCGCGCAAATAATACTATCCAGGCTGCTCGCCACCGCCAGAAGAGCGGCGCCAACCACCGCCAAAGTCACCAGCCCGCAAAGCAAAAGAATCATTTTCCAATCTCCAATCGCGGCCAATCCGCCATAGCACTATACACGATGCGCGCAGACTGTCTAGCATCCCTAGTAACCGAACTTCACCGGCACAGCCATAACCGGCTTATGAATAGGCATTTCGTACGCAATCGGATAAGTCGTGGCGTCGTTCTGGTGATCCGTGCCGCTGGTCTTATCAGGCTCGCCATTCTTGCCGTATGCCTGCTGCTCAAGGTTGCCAGCAACGGTCGGGCATTCGCGTGAGTTGATCCACACCTTGCCGGCAGTGAATGCAGCGTTTGCCGCCAGGATACGGTCACGGACTGCCGGGTTTTTCGACTTCACGCGAACATCGAATCCAGCCTGCTGCAAAATGGCTATGTCCGTGCGGCTGGCGTCATTGGTCTTGCGGCTTGATCCGCTGGCATCTGGGTAGATAACGATCCGATGGCCGTTGTTCTTCCAGCGCTCTTTGATAATGTCGGCCATTGCCGGCGTGTCAAATACGTCTTTCAGCTCGGCAACCGCGTGCCAGCCATTAGGCCTCTGGACATAGATCGTCGCAGCCATTTTCCCGGTGTTGAAGTCTAGGCCAATAAATAGCGGCTCTTGCGGCTTGATCGTCTCGGTTGAGTTATGTGCGATACGGTCATAGGCGTGATAAACCGTTCCGCTGGTAAGGTTGACGAAATCGCCGTCGATGTACGCCGCTGCAAGCTGCGCAGGATAGGTCGCCATGATGGTGTCAACGTAACCATCTGGAAGCCATGGGTTAGTTCGTGTTGACGCCTTGACCATGCCGTGACGCTCAGTCCGGTTAATCACCCACTGCTTATGGCAGAACCGGAAACCCTCTGGCGTTGTGTAGGCGCTCATGCGGTTGATTGCGCCAGGATCACGGCTGTTATGCTGGCGATTACGACCAAGGCACTTCTGCCAGGCCTCTTCGGCGTGATCTGTCTTTAGCGTGTCCAGTTCGTCAAGGTGAGCTGCGAATGTTTCGTAGCCAATGATCCGCTCAGGCACGTCAAGGCTGCGCATGATGAAGTCGCCAATGCCCGGCGAGCTGGTCGATATGCTGAACTCTGATTTGTTGTAGGTGTAGCGAATGCCGTGCTGTTCTAGCTTGGCTTGAATGCGAGGCGCGGTAATGAGGCGGATAAGGTCATAAGTCGGCGCATATAGGCCAATCAGGCTGTTTGGTGCGCTAACTGCGTCGATGAGTGCGGCATTGGCCATCGTTTCAGACTTGCCGCAACCGTACCCACCGCAGAACAGCCGAAACTGCTCAGGCATTGCAAGGAATCGACCCTGAGGCTCAGTTGCCGTTATTTTCAGGGCGCGCACTTACTACCTCGATAGTCACGGCGCCAACTGGAATGTCGCCTCGGTGCTCAATGATTTGCTTGTCGAGTCCGCATAGCTTCGCTTTGCCCATTGTTGCTGCAACCATTGGGCCGGCCGACTCGGTTTTAAGCCCAACCTGGCGCGCCTCTTCCAGCTCAATAAGTAAGTCTTCAACAGTAACCATAAAACGCTCCCGCATTTCTTCGCGCAGTTTCTCGACGTATTCCATGATAACCGGCGAGCGCCAGAGCCGACTGGCGCAACTTGAATACGAATCCCGATTCATGTTGCCGCCGAAAATCTCCCGGTAATGGTCGCCCATGATCTTATCGCGCTTAACATCGAGCACGACCGAGCGGGCAAACGCCATGTTTTTCTCGGTTAGCCCGAGGTCTGGGGAGCTGTGGCGGCTCATTTCTTAACCGGCCAGCATTCGAAACCAGTCTGCCGGATCGTGAAAGCCCCGGCGCCTCTGCACTCTTTGCCGATCACGTCGCGCGCCGACTTTGTTGCAAGCTCACTGCCTACCCACGCGCCACCAGCGAAACCAATTACGACACAAAAGCAGAAGGCTAGTTCTTTCATTTGTCGATTTTCCGATCAACTTTATCCTCGATCCTGTCTAGCTTTGAGAATAGAGCCTTCGTCATATCTTGGAACTCGTCGCGCCGCACGTAGTCACCAGCAACCAGCTTATCAACTGAGGCAACCTTCTCGGCCAACTCCTTGTCAGCCTTCTGCAAGTCCTTGACCGATTGCCATACCGCGTTAAGCAGAAAGCCTCCAAGCATGCTAAGGATGCCGAGTGCCCAGTTGATGAATGTTTGATCCATGTGCGGCGTCCGCTTTGCCGGTTGTGTAGTTGGCATGATAGCTGCATATGGTAACTGCGGGCAAGAAAAAGCCCCAGTTAAGGGGCTTTGGTTTTACTCTCTCTGCATTTGTGAACAATCTCAAATCCTGCCGCAGCATATCTAGCCTCGCCTACTGGAATGCCACTTTCGAGAATCTCGCGGCATTTTCCGCAGTAAACCGTCGCGGTCTTTTCGGATCCGCGACCGGTCAAGCCCCATGTGATACTCACAGGAAGTCAACGATATTTGAGATGGTGTCGCCTTTCTTGAGGCACTGAAACTCTGAAGTGCAAAGGTAAACGTTGCCTGCGTACTGCATGGCGCGAAACTCTATAGCAGCTTGAAAGGTGCGCGAGACGCGAACAATCTGATTGGTTTCAGTGCTTACTGCGTAGATGTTTTCTTTGCGTGCCATTTTCTTTACTCCGTGGTTGTTTTGCTTCGATGGGTTAACTATATACGCGACACTATACATAGTCAACACTATTTTTTCAGGCAAGAAAAAACCCCGAGCGCCGGGTTTTAATCCGTGTCGGGGCTGTGTTGCTGCTAGCCTCGCCAAATGGCGGCGCTGTTTCTGTTCCCGCACATGGCGAGCCAGATAAGTTGCAGGCTGCCGGCGATCAGCCAGCGGCTACTACGGACGGACTCCAGAAGGTCAAGCCTCGCCGCTCATGTTCCAGTTCACCTGCCTGCCAATGATGCCTAGGTCTCACCCGATACAGCAAAACTGCACGCTATCTGCTCGGATTCCTGCGTGCTGCGCTAGGCATTCATTCGGCTGATTCCTGTGCGGTCGTGAGTCCGCTTACACGTCTTCTAGCGCGTCCGCTAGCAATCAGGAACCATGCGAATAAATAGCGACTTAGGGTCGCTAGTCCTGCCTTTCGAGCCGCCTGGCAAGGCGTAGAAGGAGTTTAAACCCGCTCTGCCATCAAATCCAGGGGCCGCTATTCGGTGGAGTAATACCGATTTCGCAAGGCTTGTCCGTCGTTTCCAGTTTGCTGGCCACTGGGCGCATTTAAGCGCGGGGTGTGTGGCTGCAAGTGTAGCGGGTTAATCCTTGCCCGCCAACAGCTTGTTGATCTGTCGATCCAGCTTGGCGTTTTCGATTGCGTTCGACAGCGCGCAAAGAATCCAGACAAATACCCAAATGCCACAGGTCAGGATCGACAGGATCAAGTGCAGGATGTGGCTGGTCTTGTGCTTGCGCATTTCCAGTAGTAGGGCGGCGGATTGGCTCATGTTCGTTTACTCCTGAATGGCCCGCCTAGTGACGGGCCGTTCGTTGGTTAGGCGGATGGGCGGGAGTGCCACTTGAAGTCGCCAGTCACATAATCATTTGATCCAATACAGACACTGCGAAGCTCTCCGCCATCATCTACCACAGCAAAATTGTATCCGTTTTCAGGTGATGCAAACTCATAAAGCTTTCCATTTGTCATTCCTTCCCATTCGCTTGCTTTTACCATTTCCAGCAAATCCCCAACCTTCCAATTCCGCCAATCGCTCATATCCTCATGCTTCTGCGCGGCTTCTGTCAGTAGATCATTGATCAGCCCAATCAACGCAAACCCCTCGCTAGCCAGCTTCTGCACGAGGTCGGCGCGTTCGGCTGTCAGCGCATTTGTAGCGGCGTCGATTTCGGTGATTCGGTCGCGCCACTTGATTGGGCCGTCGATTTGGTCGATATGCATTTGCATATCCTCAATAACTTCGCGCACGCCTTCTGTTCTGGCGGTTACTTCAATGGTTAGTTTGCCTACTTTGTTCGGCTCCACCTGTTCGGCTGGCTTGTGCAGGCGGTAGGCCATCACCTCAGCTCCATCGCCTTCATGGCTCCAGAACATGCTGGCTGTGCGCGTGAAATCTTTACCGCATGGCACGCCATTTCTGACCAGCCCGTCACGACAACGAATATCAATCAGCGTGCCAACTTCTACCGGACACTTCCCGCCACGGTGACGAATCCATCCTTCTGCGTTCTTACTCATTTTCCTCACTCCTTTCATGGTTACTCCGCGCAGTGTATAGCGACTGCGCTTGTGTGTATAGGGTTTATTTAGCGTGCAGACGGTAAGCGATTACTTCTGCTTTGTCGCCTGTATGCGTCCAGAACATCTGCGCAGTCCTTGTGCCGTAATCATTGCAGACAGAGCCGATTCGCTCCTCGCCATCTCTGTGCCGAGTATCCACAAGAACGCCAGGAAGCAAGGGGCAATTTCCGCCATTCCAGACGATCCATCCATCAACCGCCGCATAAACCTCTGACGCCATCTCGCCATTCTGCCCAATCGCCTGCATGCGCTCGCTGTCGTCGTCAATCTCTCTGGCGATTTCTACGTCTGCCGGGTCGATCATGTTTTGCTGGCCGAATGCGCTAGGCAATGCAGCAGCCTTAATCGCCTTGTCATCCCATCCGCCATTACGATCCCGAACAGCAGACTCACCAGCCAGCGCAAAGTAAGCCGCGCCATCCTCATAAGAGTCCGCACGATAGGCGCCCTGCTGACTGCGCACGGCTTTTAGAAGCGCCATGAACAGCCACCCCTGCTCCTCTGTCATGGATACGCCGGTTACAGCCTCGAAGGCGTCAACCGTCGCGCCCATGCTGCGTTCGCCTTCTGGCTTATCGTATGTGGCCGCACGGTCGCGCACGTGGCCTAGTGCGGCTGTTAGGATGTTTGCGGCAGTGCTGCCGTCGCTTGTGCTCATTCCGCACGCGCCTTAGCCCGACGCAGGATCTGGTAGATGCGTTGACGGTTAAGGCCGAGCTTTGCGGCGATCTCATCGACTGACATCGTTTTTCGCATCTCGACGATTTCAGCATTGCGTTCTGTTTTTTCTTGCATGGGTGTCACTCCTGTTTTGGTTTGTACACTATATCAGCTTGTAAATGTTTACGCTGCCTGATTTTGCTGCACTTCGAATGCACGCGAATCGAGCGCTGCTTCCCGCATATGTCGCACTTCGGATTCGTGTCGAACTGCCGGCGCGCTATCGGTTCGGACTGCATAAATCCCTCGGCTTGCTGTAGGTGCGCAGGTCAGAGCCTACGCCGTGAGTTATAGCCGGCGACGGACAGTTATAGTCGATTGGCTGTATAACCTTGCGCGCTTCGAACGTGATAGGCGCAACCAGCGCCCAAACAAGCCACGTCGTAAGCATGGCGATCCACCACTGGGCGATTAGTTTAGGCATTTGTCGCGCTCAGTCGTAAGGCGTGCAATGGCGCGCTCAAGCGTCTGCGGGTTAAGTCCTAGACCTATGGCTATGTTGCGCCACGAACACCCCTCGCACCGCAGCTCATACGCCAGCGCCAACTCCGCACGCCCGAGGGTGTGCGCTGCGCCGCGCTGTCTACCGCCGGCCATCACCCCACCCTCTTTTTGGCGGTGCAGGACACCTCCGGTCGCGGGGGTTGTTTGCTCAGCCGAACCTTATACCGCCGGCAAGCGGCCTGAATTGACGGCCCGCACTCGGCAGCGACCTCGGCCCACTGCTTCCCGGCGGATCGCAGCTTAAATGCCTTATTGATAACGGCATCAGTGTATACGCGCGGGCGCCTGTGAAACTTAAACCCAGGCAGATTATTGCGAACCTTTGCCTTTAGCGATTTGGGGCAGTCGTAGCCGATAAACAAATATGCCTCGGTGTACGTCATTTCCCGCCCGCGGGTAACAAGCCATTCAAGCATGCCCATTCCCTCGCGCTGCTCAAATGCTATTTGCACATGACCTTTTGCCTCTTTCACTCTCCACCCCTCCAAATATCAGGTTTTGACGCCGCCAATATCACGCTGATTGGCACGCCGTACTCCGCCGCCAGCGCGGCCAGCGAGTGTCGCTTTGCCTCGGCCCGCAGGCCGTCGCGACCCTCGACCATGGCGCGGATCAGGCGCCCATCATCGCCGCCAGTACCAGGCTGGGCGATGTACCTAGCAACCGTCGAGCGATCCAGCTCAAACTTTCGCGCAACGGCCGAGTCAGACACGGCGGCGGCCTTTCGTGTCGCGCGCAGGCACATCTGCCGGCGACGGTATATCTCGGCGGCCTGCCACTCGGTTAGGAGGCGCAGGAATCCGTGGTGGTGGCTGGTTAGGTGCATTGCTTCGGCTCGTGGCCGGCAGACAGGGCGGCGCGCATGGCTTCGACCTGGGCGTTTCCCGCGAGACCAGCGACAGTCAGCAGCGTTACGGCAAACTCAAGATGACTGGCCAGCTCGCCAATCCGCTGGGCCTGCTGGTCAACCTCACCCCGCAGCCCGTCGATGATGGCCTGGGCGTCGGATAGGCGGCAGAGCTGGTCGGTAGTAACCTGGCGATAGTGCGGCGTCCAATTGGTGTGCTGGCGTGCTGCGTCGTCCGCATTTACTGTAAAAGCACGTCGCGTTCGCGACTTTCCTGAAAAGCCTGTTGTCACCCACGCCACCACCTCCAGCCCATCCACGCCAGCAGGCGATGGGGCGGCAACCATTGCGCGCACATCCTCAACATGGTTAGCAGGCGATGGGGCTGACTCCAGAAAGTCGCGCAGATCATCTAGCGCATTCACGGTTTCGCTGCCCCAGCCAGCATTAAGTACGCGCTCCAGCAGCTCGCGCGGCACGTTGGGGATGGTGTTAGTCATTGGTGGCTCTCCAACTGGACCAGCTCTGCTGTCAACGCTTCAATCTTTCGCTTGTCGTCGTAGTACGCCTGGCCGTCAGCGTATGGCAGGCGTTCGGCAAGGTCAGCGATGCGTGACTTTAGGTGTCTGATGCTGTCTAGGTGCTCTCGGGCGTATCGGTCGTGCAAGGTTTCATCGTTATGCGTAGGCATCACACCACCCCTTAGCGGCGCAGTGGGCGGCCATATCAGCAAGCAATGCCGCGTCAAAACGATCTTTGTGGAAGTACATAACGTCACCGCCATCGGTAATGGATGCGTCCTGAATTTTCTTGAAGCGATAAGGCGTAACCTTCTGCAAGTGGCGATACATATCAACAATCCCCGCATCCGCTGCCGGCGCTGCTGGGGCGGCGGCGAGCCAATCCATGTACGCCCGCCCAGTGATCCGGCAGTTGCCGGAGTTCAACTGATCGGCGGTATATCCTGTGATGCCCTCATGCGAGAACCATGCGTTGCCGAACTGAACACCCTCGATTCCGACCTTAACCAGCCGCCACCCATCCGGCACGCTCACCTGCTGAACAGTGGCGGCGAGCGCGTCACGAATAGCGACTTGGCACGCGATTACGGCGTTATTCCAGTAGGTCGCACCGCTTCCATGTGGCTTAGCCTCGTCATCATCGAGCCGTACTTGCTCCAGCAATCCGGCGAGCTGACTACCATCCAGCGCCACGCCCTGCGCCTTGGCAGCCGGCGCGCCAACCATCCGATCGCGGCGTGCCGAGCAGTCCGGGTTATCGCAAGGGCCGGGAGAAAAGTCGCCGCACGCACTCCTGTCGCAGTCAGGCTCCTGCGCCTTGATCGCTTTTATTTGGCGCTCAGCCTGCTGCAATCGCTCAGTCGCGTTATGCAGTTCAAGTCCATAAACGCCACAGCGGTGCTCCAACTCCACGATCCGCGCCCGGAACACCTCGCAATTCTCAACCGCAACACGGCACGCGGCCAGTTCTTCATCCCGCTTAGCAATCTCGCCTTCTAGGCAGGCGATTAGTTCGTCAGCGCGTGAATGAATGCGCACGTTTTCCGACTTAACATCTTCGTTCATTTCTTCCACTCCATTAGATTAACCAGCCCGTGCAGTGTATCGCTTGGGCTGGTGTGTGTATAGGGTTATTTCACGATAGTTACCGGGCCTGACCAGTTAAGAATCTGACCAGTGCTCGACTTAGCGAAACAATAGGCGCCGTCCATGCTGCGGAAAGTCCAAACGATGTCAGAACCATCTACCGTGAATTGCTCGCCGTGCTTGAGTTCGTAGACCATCTTGGTGACGCGCTCAAAACCGAATACTTGCATTAGTGCGTCTGCTGCTGGCGTATTCATTTAACCTTGATCCCCAGGCTTGTGGATTCGATGGCATCTGCG